AACAACTTGTATAAGGAGCAGTAAAAATGATGTCGAAAATGATGAAAAGCGGCGGCGTTGCCATGAACAAGAAAATGATGGCAGGCGGCGGTATGATGGGCGCAGTCAAGACCGCAGCCCCTAGCAAAGATGGTGTTGCGACCAAGGGCAAGACCAAGGGTACGATGGTCAAGATGGCTGGTGGTGGTATGCCTATGGTCAAGCAAGGTGATAAAATGGTTCCAGCTTTTGCTGCGGATGGTAAGGGCAAGATGGCTAAAGGCGGCAAGGTCAAGAAGATGGCCTACGGTGGTAAGGCGTGCTAGCTTCAAGAGGCATGGGGGCGATCTCGCCCTCTAAGATGCCACAAGCCAAGAAGACGCCTCGCAAAGACAACACGGACTTTGCGAAATTTGCTGAAGGCGGTGAGTCCCGTGTCAACGAAGCGGGCAATTACACCAAGCCGGGGATGCGGAAGGCGCTTTTCAACAGCATCAAAGCTGGTGGTAAGGGGGGTGCACCAGGGCAGTGGAGCGCTCGTAAAGCTCAGATGCTTGCGATGAAGTATAAGGCTCGTGGTGGAGGTTATAGAGATTGAAAGCCCCGCAGCAAAGCCTGAAGAATTGGACCGACCAGAAATGGAGAACCAAGAGTGGCAAACCTAGCACACAGGGTTCAAAAGCAACTGGCGAGCGGTATCTCCCAGAGGCGGCAATTAATGCTCTTACACCTAATGAGTACGCTGCGACAACAAGAGCTAAACGCGCTGGAAAACGCTCGGGAAAGCAATTTGTCAAACAGCCAAAAGGCGTTGCCGCAAAAACCGCGAGATTTAGATGACTACCAGCGGCGCAACTGATTTTAATCTTGAGTTCACCGACATAGCCGAAGAGGCGTGGGAGCGTGCTGGTCGGGAAATGCGCTCGGGCTATGATTTGCGCACAGCCCGCAGGTCCATGAACTTGATGACCATTGAATGGCAAAACCGTGGCATCAACATGTGGACGATTGATCAGGGCACGCTAACCCTGACAGCGGGCATTAATACGTATGCATTGCCAACAGACACAATTGATCTATTAGAACATGTCATACGCACAGGGGCGAACGCGGCTTCTACGCAAGCCGATCTTAGCATTACAAGAATTAGCGTATCGACATATGCAACGATACCAAACAAGCTACAGCAAGCTCGGCCAATTCAAGTTTGGATACAAAGGCTCTCGGGGCAGCAGTCTCCCGCAACAACGCTAAACGGAAGCATTAACGCGACCACCACGACAATCGTTCTTACATCCACGGCATCTATCCCCTCGGCGGGATTTGTCAAAATTGACAACGAGATTATTTTATATCAATGGTTAAGTGGGAATACACTGGGTGGGGTGGTACGCGGACAGAATGGCACAACAGCGGCAAGTCATACGACCGGGGCGACGGTGTACAATCCAAATCTCCCAGCGATCACGGTTTGGCCTACGCCTGACAACAGCACCACATACGAGTTTGTATACTATCGGATGCGGCGGATTCAAAACGCGGGTGCGGGCATAGAAACGGCAGACATGAATTTTCGATTCCTGCCGTGTGTAGTTGCGGGTTTGGCGTATTTCATAGCCATGAAAACTCCAGAATTAGCCCAACGCATCCCGATGCTAAAAGAGGTATACGAGGAACAATTTATGCTTGCGGCAGGAGAGGACCGAGAGAAGGCCGCTATAAGGTTTGTGCCCAGGCAGCAGTTTATTGGTTCTGGCGGTGGTTATGGGTAATCGGTATGCATCCGGCAAAAACTCTATCGCGATGTGTGATCGATGCGGGCAGCAGTTCAAACTGAGAGATCTGCGTACAGAAGTCATCAAGACAAAACGATACAATCTCTTGGTGTGTAGTGAGTGTTGGGATCCAGATCAGCCGCAATTATTGTTAGGGATGTTTCCGGTGGACGATCCACAAGCGGTGCGGAACCCTCGGAAGGATACGACATACGTCACGGCTGGGGTGAATGGTTTACAATTGGTTCCGGGGGCGAGTGGCGGGGTTCCTACGGGCGGTTCGCGTAGTATTCAATGGGGATGGAATCCGATAGGTGGTGGGAGTGACTATCCATTAACACCAAATTATTTGATTGCACAGGCACAAGTGGGTGAAGTAACGGTAACTTAGGAGATTGTGATGGATGTGAAATCAGCAGTTCATAAGCATGAAAAGCGGATGCACCCCGGGAAGCCGATGACCAAATTGGCGAAGGGTGGTTCCACCAAGGGTGGTAAAACCAACGCGGATATGCTCAAGATGGGCCGGAATCTGGCAAAGATTAAAAGTCAGTTTGGGAGGGCGTGATGGGCAAGTTTAGTCAGAAGGTGATGGGTAAGGAAGTTGGGCAAGCTCCTGTTTATGCCGAGCCGCATACCATGAAGGGGCAGGCTGGGGTTGATCTCAAGAACTCGGGTTATCCGCAGACGGATATCAAGACGACGGGGATCAGGATTCGTGGCACGGGTTGTGCGACGAAGGGCTTGATGGCCAGGGGGCCGATGGCGTGAACTATTCAGAATTAGTGACGACGGTCCAGAATTATTTAGAGACCACGTTCACTACGACGGACATCAACAGGATGATCCGTCAGGCGGAGCAGCGTATTTACAATTCGGTGCAAGGCGCATATTTCCGAAAAAACATGATAGGCGTTACAGAAGCTAATAATAAATATCTAAGCGCACCAATAGATTTCTTATCCGCATATTCACTAGCGGTGATTGACGCAGACAACGATTACCATTATCTGATAAACAAAGATGTAAACTTTATTCGAGAAGCGTATCCCAAGTCCGCGACCGCCGCACTTCCAAAGCACTATGCAATTTTCGGCCCCACTGTAACAGGTGGGATTATTTTAAATGAGCTTAGTTTTCTTCTTGGCCCCACACCAGACGCAATTTATAGTGTAGAAATTCATTACTTCTACTATCCCGATTCAATTGTAACTGCAACGACAACGTGGTTGGGTGATAATTTTGATTCTGTATTGTTAAATGCGACATTGTTAGAGGGTGCGGCGTTTTTAAAACAGGAGCAGGATCTTATAGCGCTCGCCAATGAACGATATGTACAATCGATTTCGTTGTTCAAGAATCTTGGGGATGGAAAACAGCGTGGTGATGCATATCGTGACGGGCAACTAAAGAATAAAGCAATATGATTGTTCAGGGACAAACCACAAGCTTTAAGGTAGAGCTATATCAAGGTGTTCATAATTTACTTACGGACACTCTGAAAATGGCATTATATACAGCGAATGCAGATTTGAATCAAGAGACGACAGTATATAGTGCAAGTGACGAGGTGTCGGGAACTGGATATGTGCCCGGTGGGGCGGTGGTTACGGGTGCGGCAGTAAGTTCTACGGGCACGACGGCATTTGTAGACTTTAATGATGTAATATTCAATGCAGCAGTAACAGCGAGGTGCGCGTTGTTATACAATGTCACGCAGGGCAACAAGTCAATAGCGGTGTTAGATTTTGGGTCAGACAAAACGTCGGCAAATTTTACAGTAGTGATGCCGGCAAATACATCAACGGCGGCTTTATTGAGGACTGCATGATTACTACAACCAAAGGACTGATGGATGAGGCGCTCTTGGAAAAACGAGAGGGTGTCATTGATAACGATAACGAGTATACAACTTGGGTCGAGTACTGGCATGATGGGGAGCTTGTGCATCGGTCTGCGCACGTAAGGTTGAAAAAAATGCCTAGTTTTATTGGCGGCGAAGCCGCATCATTTTAAGGGCTTATTATGGCAAATACACAAGCAATGTGCACTTCGTTTATGGGCCAGCTTCTGACGGGTACGCATAATTTTGGCACTGGCGTAACACGAGGTTCTACTGCTGCGGATTCCTTTCGAGCAGCGTTGTTTTTAGCCTCTGCAACAATTAATGCAAGTACCACAGCGTATACAGGAACGGTGGGTTCTGTCGCTATGAGTGGAGAGGTCTCAGGTACTGGGTATACGCCCGGAGGGGTGGCTATTAGTAGCTGGAACGCTCCGACAGCGACAAATTCATCTACGACAGCGGGGGTGGCGTTTACGACACCAGCAGCTTCATTTACTTACACTACTGTAACGCTTACAACGGCCTTTAATGCGGTGTTTATTTTTAACAATTCACAAGGTAGTTCGGGCAGTAGGCCAGCAGTCAGTGTTCATACGTTTGGTTCTCAGACAATTACAGCGGGTACATTTACGCTGACGATGCCGACGAACAACACGACGAATGCTTTGCTTCGTTTGTCAACGACCTAAAGTTAAGGGTTCCCCGTGGCAAATGGTACATGGGGTGATGGCACCTGGGGTAGCAATACCTGGGGTGGAACGGATCAAGATTATGCCTTAACTGGCGTAGCTGCTACCGGAGCCACAGGGTCTGTTACTCCTAGTAGCGAACGCGGTTTAACAGGCGTTGGTACGTCTGGTGCGGTTGGTGATGTTGGGTATAGCCAAGCGCTGTCAGGCATAGGGGCTTCTGGTGCTGTAGGTACGGTTGATGTTTCGCGTACCGTTGGTGTCACAAGTGTATTTGCTACGGGTGCAGCCGGTGATGTTGGGTATAGCCAAGCGCTGTCAGGCATAGGGGCTTCTGGTGCTGTAGGTACGGTTGATGTTTCGTTTACGCGTGGTTTAACAGGCGTGAATGCTTCTGGTGCGGTTGGTAATGTTACCGCAACAAATAATCCGACGGCAGACGGGGTTGCATCTGAAGGTCAGGTTGGTTCGGTTGGGCTAACGGTAACTGTTGGTCTACTAGGTGTTGGTGGGGTTGGTGCAGTAGAAACGCTTCCAATAGTACATGGCCCAGCCCTGACGGGCGTGGCCGCCACTGGAGAAGTAGGATCAATAGCTGGGATCATACGTACACATGACTTATCTGGAGTACAAGCAACAGGGCAAGTAGGTTCATTTGGTGTTTTTTACTGGAGCTTGTTTAACAACAATCAAGACGCTCAATGGGCGGGGCTAAACAACAATCAAGATGCTCAGTGGGCTGGGTTTAACAACAATCAAGATGCTCAGTGGAACCTTGTAGAGACGGAGTAAAAAATGGCATTTACCGGAACACCCCTTTTATCGCTACCCATAATTACGACAGGTACTGAATCTGGCCAGTGGGGTAACGTTACTAATAACGGTTTGACTGAGTATCTTGATATATCAATAGCGGGGGCGTTATCGATATCAACAACCACAACGTTAGCGAATACTGCTGGGAATGCATCAGGAACAAATAAATCGGCTACTACGGCACAGTACAGAACGTTGATTTTCCCTGCATCCGCAAGTGCAAATATTGTTATTACTGCGCCGTCCTCAAATAGGACGTATCACGTACTAAACCGCAACGCAACATACACGGTTCAGATTCGCGCAGGGGCAAACTCAGGAGTGACTTTAGCCGCAGGCCAGTCTGCTACCGTATCTTACGATTCGGTGGCGGGCGATTATGTTCTTGTGGGGGGTAATGTCGTAGGCCCAGCAAGTGCCACAGACAATGCTATTGCTCGGTTTGACGGCACGACAGGTAAGTTAGTGCAGAACAGCGTTGTGACTATTGCTGACACCACGGGCGACATCTCGGGTGTTGGTCAGCTTAATGCGACGACACTTGACGCAACTAACATTGAAGTTACCAACATCAAAGCCAAGGACGGTACGGCTGCGGCAAGTATTGCGGACTCCACAGGGGTAATAACAGTAACAGCAGCCCCTGTCATTTCCGCATTGACGGCATCACAAGCCGTATTTACAACTGCTGGAAAGGCGTTAACCAGCAACGCAATTACTGGTACGGGCAATGTGGTGATGTCAACTTCACCAACTCTTGTAACGCCAGTTTTGGGAACCCCATCATCAGGTACGTTAACAAGCTGCACAGGACTGCCAATATCAACAGGGGTGTCTGGTCTTGGAACGGGCGTTGCAACGGCGCTTGGCAATAACGCTAATGCCGCAAGTGGCATGGCTACAACCACAGGCACCGCAACGCTAACGAATAAACGCATCACCCAACGATGCAATGCTCAAACTACGCAAGCATCGTCATTTGCGTGGAATAGTGACAACTTCGATCAGCAAAGCTTTTCAGCCCTTGCAAACGCACTGACCATCGATGCTGATGCGGGCACACCCACGGATGGCCAGCGCGCCATATTTCGGATTAAAGACGATGGAACGGAACGCGCACTAACGTGGACTACAGGTTCCAGTAAAGCATTTCGCGCTATTGGTGTCACATTACCCACCACAACTGTCGTTAATAAAACAGTCTATGTTGGGTGTATTTACAATACAGCAGATTCGCGGTGGGATGCGGTTGCTGTTGCTCAGGAGGCTTGATATGAAGATTGATTTTGTGCGTCATCACAACAAATGGGGCAAGTTTGCAGATGCATTGCACTTGCCTGACAACCACACATTTACCCTGGCTCAAATTGAGGCGATGAAAGATGAACGCTTCAATAACTGGGTCAATGCCGTAGAAAACCCACCACCTTCTGAGCCGGTTTCTGAGCCGGAACCAGTGAAGGAATACATTGTAGTCAACGGTGTGAAGTACGTCAGGGTTGAGGTCTAAAAATGGCCGACCGTTATTGGGTTGGTGGCACTGCAAGCTGGGACGCTACGGCTGGCACTAAGTGGGCACTAACGTCCGGTGGTGCTGGGGGTCAGGCCGTCCCAACATCTGCGGATGATGTGTTCTTTGATGGTAATTCCGGGGCTGTAACTTGCACGATTGCTTCTGGTAACACGGGCGCGAAGTCCATTACCTGCACGGGTTTTACGGGGACACTTGCAGGCTCTACGGCCATCACAGTATCAGGCAGTGTCACGCTTGTTGCGGGGATGACATTTACTTATTCTGGCACGTTAACCCTTAATGCAACCGGAACACTGACAACGGCCAGTAAAACACTCGGGGCTGTAACTATTAGCGGGTCTGGGATTACAGTTACGCTGGGTGATGCTCTGACATCAAGCAGTACGATTACAGTCACTCAAGGCACCTTTGACACCGCCAACTACAACGTCACTGCCACACAACTGACGTCCAGCAACAGTAATACACGGACCATTACGCTTGGTAGTTCTACGGTGACATTTAGTGCAAACAGCAGCCCAATTACATTTGGAGTATCTACTAATTTAACCTTTAATGCTGGAACATCGTCCATTATCTGCAATGGACTTGGTAATAACTTTGATGGTGGAACTGGACAAACTTTTTACAATGTTAGTTGGACCGGAACAGCAACAGGAACAAAAGGTATTGTAGGAGCAAACACGTTTAACAACCTGACGGTGACTGGCCCTGCTTCTGCTGGCGTTATTTTATTTACTTTTTCTGCCCGCCAAATCATTAATGGCACACTGTCTACCACAGGCACAGCGGGTAATCGCCGAGTCTGGTTTCAAGGCGCAACCTATGGCATCGCCCAAACCCTGACCATTAACAGCGCACCAAGCCTGACGGATGCTGACTTCCGTGACATTTACGTCATTGGTACATCAGCACCGATCAGTGGCACAAGGGTTGGTAATCTTCGTGGCTGTCGTGGGATTACATTTGACTCACCCAAGTCAGTGTATTGGGTGACTGCCGCTGGTGGCAACTGGTCAGCAAATAACTGGGCAACATCATCGGGTGGTGCTGCAAGTACCGATAACTTCCCGTTAGCGCAAGACACTGCCATCATTGAAAACACGGGATTGAACACCAGTGCGACTGTGACGTTAGATTCAGCAATCACATATATTGGCTCTTTTGATGTGTCTACGCGCACCAACGCTATGACATTTTCTGCAAGTGTTAGTCCAACATTTTATGGCAACTTAACTCTTGGCTCTGGCGTTACTTACAACGCAAACCTCGGGACAATCACTCTTAGCGGAAGAAACACGCAGACGATTACTTCTGCTGGAAAAACACTTGGCGACATTACTGTTGACTCCTACGGCGGCACAGTACAACTTGCTGATGCACTGAATATCGGTTCAAACACCCTCACCGTCACCAACGGCACGTTTGACACCAAGAACTGCAACGTCACTGCTGGCGTTTTATCTTCCAGCAACTCCAATGTAAGGACGATTGCGTTGGGGTCGAGTACGGTTACGTTGAGTGCTACGATAACCCATAACCTGGCTACTAGCACCAATTTAACTTTTAACGCAGGCACCTCAACGGTTGTAATTCAAGGACTCTCAACTACAACGCTTGCTGGTCCTACTACTGGCCCTGCCATTACGTTTTACAACGTGTCGTTTATACCGACGACTACAACGGCATCAATGGCTCCAACAATTACAGGATCACTCGTCTTTAACAATTTGCTGTACACGCCGCACACCTCAGCGTCTGTTATTTCTGCTGTTATTGGTGGCAACCAAACCATCAACGGTACGCTTACTGTTGCTGGTGCCACCGCAGTACGTCGCATCTTCCTGCGCTCAGACACCCTCGGCACAACCCGCACACTGACCGTCAACACCTTATCAGCAGACGACTGCGACTTCAGGGACATCACTATTGCTGGAACCGCAGCAGGATCATCGCCGACCCGTGCTGGCGATTGTGGGGGCAACTCAGGCATCACATTTCCTGCGCCCAAGACGGTGTACTGGAACCTTGCAGGAACACAAAACTGGAGTGCTGATGGTTGGGCAACATCATCCGGTGGCGCACCTGCAACCAATAACTTTCCGTTGGCTCAAGATACTGCAACGTTTGATAACACGGGATCTGCGGGGACGATCACGATTGATGCCGCATGGAACATCGGCGCGTTTGATGCGTCGGCTAGAACGAGTGCGATGACGCTGACAACCAGCACGAATGCACCATTTGTTTACGGCAATTGGCTGTTTGGCACTGGGGTTACATCAAGCAGCACGACAGGAACCATTACGTTTGCCAAGCGTGGAACACAAACCATTACCAGCAATGGCATTACGTTTGGATGCCCAATCACGATTAATTGCGTCACCGGAACCACAAACCTTGCAGATGCTTTGGCATTAGACTCTACACGAACTCTGACCTTAACTAGCGGCACGTTTGATGCTGTTAGCTACAACGTGACAACGGGATTGTTTAGTAGCACTACGGCAACACAAGTTTTGAAGATGGGTTCTGGTACTTGGACAGTATCGGGTACGGGTACGGTTTGGGATATGGGTCTTGGGGGTGGGGCAAAGTATAACGGCACCGCAGACATTATTTTATCTGACACAAGCACTTCAGCAAGAACTTTTACTGGAGGAGGCTATTCTTACAACAAACTCACTATTGGCGGCGCAACGGGTACATCTACGCTCACTATCACGGGCAACAACTCGTTCACCGAACTAGCCAGCACTAAAACCGTAGCGCATACCATTGCACTTGGTTCAACCACACAGACCTTTGGCAAGTGGTCAGTCACGGGTACATCAGGCAACGTAGTCACCTTAACGGGCACTGGAACTTCACACGTTCTTGCTGGTGCTGCAACGTCAGCCATTGATTACCTTGCGATGGGATCAATTGGCTTTGCTGCCACATCCCCCGGCGAGTTTTATGCCGGTGCTAATTCCACGGGTACGGCAACAGCGCCGGTGTACAGAACAGCACCACCAGCGGCAACCACGCGTTATTGGGTGGGCGGCACAGGAACGTGGGATGCTACAACCACAACGAACTGGTCAACATCATCAGGCGGTGCAGGCGGTGCTTCTGTTCCCACATCCTTAGACGATGTCATCTTCAATACATCATCGTCTACAGCGAATGCCGCTTATACATGCACAATTGGAACTGGAGCCACGGTCCGAGCTAAAAAAATCACGATGGGTGGTCCGGGAGCGGGGAACGACATTACGTGGGCTGGCTCAGGCACGATGATCATTCACGATGACTTTGACCTGACCGCAGGCACTGCTGATTGCACAAGGACCTTTACTGGTTTAATTACGCTGTCTGGCTCAACGACAGGACTTACGTTTAACTCAAACGGCGTGACTTTGGCATCTGCCATAGTTCTTAATGGTGTAAATGCGGAATGGGCTTTGGCAAGCGCATTTAATACATCAGGAATACTTACCTTGAGGACCGGGTCATTTGATTTTGCTGGTTATAACATGACTGTAGGATCAATCCAATCAGGAGTAAGTGATAAAAGAACTATTAACTTTGGCACCGGAACGACGACAATTACTGGCAATAATGCAATAATCTTTAGTAATTTAGAGTTATTTCGTGCAAATTTAACATGTATTGCAAGTACATCGCAAATTAATCTTTCCGGATCAACGATACAATTTCAGGGGAACGGTCAAACGTTTTACAACGTAGATGTTACCAACACCACCAGCCCTGTTAGCGTCACTTTTAGTGCAACAACTCCGGCAACTGGTGGATCAATTACCACCGCAACATTCAACAACCTGACCTTCACAGGACTAACATCTGCCGGTCTGAAAACCATCATTCTTAATGGAGACATAACCGTCAACGGCACCCTGACCTTCTCTGCTGGCACAGATGCCACGATGAGGCAGTTCTGCCGATCTAACACCCTTGGCACAACAAGAACCATTACTGCCGCTGCGTTTTCGGGTACGGACGTTGATTTCCGTGACATCACGATTGCTGGTGTTGCTGCTCCTGTCTCAGGAACCCGTCTTGGTGACGCAAAGGGCAACAGTGGGATTACATTTGATGCGGGTAAGACGGTGTATGTTCGTTCCACAGGCTCTGCCAACTGGTCATCTTCATCGGGTTGGTCTGCAACGTCGGGTGGTGCTGCGGATGTCACACAATTCCCACTGGCGCAAGACACGGCTGTATTCCCAGCAGCAACGTATCCATCGTCTGGCAGCACGATAACGGTTGATCAGTCCTACAACATCGGCACGATTGATATGTCGTTGCGGACAAGTAATACGGTGACGCTGGCTACCGGTTCAACTACTCCGGGCATCTACGGCAACTGGATCAACGGGACGGGCACTACGCTGTCGGGTACGGGGGCAATGACATTTGCAGGGCGTGGTAGTCAGACGATTACGAGTGCGGGCAAAACATTTACGCAATTAATTACTATAGATACACCGGGAGGATCGGTTACTCTGCAAGATGCGTTTATAGCCAGCCAATCATCTGCATCTGTGTTGGGAATTACACGGGGGACATTTGATGCTGCTACTTATAATCTTACGTTATCGGGTGCGAGTGCTGGCGTAAGTTCTTCTAACTCAAATACACGAACCATAGCCGTTGGATCTGGCACTTGGTCAATATCAGGAACGACTTCTGCGTGGGCAGCAAGCACTTCAACCAATCTTACTGTGACGGGCACAGGCACGATCAGCTTGACTAGCGCATCTTCCAAGACTTTTGCAGGCGGCGGCGTCTCCTACTCCGGCATTACGGTTGACAACGGCGGTGCTGGAACCCTGACCATCAGTGGCAACAACACCTTCAAAGACATTACCAACACCTATAAGGCTACGGGTGCTGCCAACATTACGATTGGCACAACCACACAAACCGTCAGTCAGTTCACAGCCGCTGGTGAATCAGGTAGGGTGCTGACAGTACAAGGTACAAGTGCATCATCACCGGGAACGCTGGTGTTATCCACCACGACAAAACCCAATGTGGACTATTTAACAATCACAGGGGTGCGTGCATACAGTCTTGATACGACATGGTATGCCGGAGCAAATTCAACGAATAACGGGTCGCTGGGTTGGCTCTTTGAAGCGGCACCTGCTGCGGCTGCAACTGGAAACTTTTTCATGATTTTTGGGTGAAATTATGGAACTTGACGTGAAGCAAGCCCAGCTTGAGGGCGATCTGAAGGCTCATGAGCGCGAGTGCGCTATGCGATACCAAGGTATTGAGAAGGCATTCCAGGCAGGCGAGCGCCGGATGAACCGCATTGAGTATCTGCTCTACGCGACGATCATTGCTGTCCTATTCGGCCCGGGCGTGGCTGCAACTTTTGTCAAGAAATTTTTCGGCCTTTAAGATGTTTGACCTTCTTGGCGGCGGGCTTCTGGGTTCGATCTTTGGGGGCTTATTCAGGCTTGCTCCTGAGATATTAAAGTTTTTGGACAAAAAGAACGAGCGTCAGCACGAGCTGTCTATGTTCCAGCTACAGACCGATCTAGAGAAGATGCGCGGTGAGTTCAAAATGGAGGAGAAGTATGTTGATTACTCCATTTCGCAGATGGATACGATTAAGGAAGCATTTAAGGAACAGGCTACCACTGCTAAGGAAGCGGGTTGGCTCGCTAGCTTTATCACTGCTGTTACCCGTCCGGGCCTTACTTGGATTGCTTTTGGCGTTTACGTGGCTGTTAAAGCAGCCGGTCTAACAATTGCTTTCCAGACCAACGCTAACTGGGCGGAAGTCTTAACCAAGAGCTACGACGAAGATGATTTCGCCATGCTCAACATGATGCTTACGTTCTGGTTTGTAGGACGATCCATCGAGAAGTACAACAAGTCGTGAATGAGAAAATTTAATGAACAAACCTATTAATAAAAGTATGCAAGACGAGGAGAAAAAATTTCAGGCTTGGATTCGCTCTACGCCTTGGTTCCAAGAATTTAAAGATGAGCACAAAGAAGAACCGGATCTTAATACACGCGATTACGATTACCGAGCGGCATATAGAGCGGGTATTAAGCCAGAGCGCGATCCTTATGATAACAATCGTTTTCATTGGCCTTCTTCGTTACCTGATGGGAAAATGCTGAAAGCGCCAGATCATCCATCTGCGTGGAAAGAATATTTTATGCGGGAGACAGGGCAAAACCCAGATGCGCTAGGGTTACGCAACCAGAAGCAAGCAAATGAATGGCTTAAACGAAAAAAAGATCCTAGGGCGGGGCGATCTACAAATCGAATGAAAGAAGGATTCCGGTCCGGTGGAAAAATAGAGTCCGCATCTTCCCGTGGTGATGGTATTGCTAAACGTGGAAAAACCAAAGGTAACTTTATTTAAATGGAAGAGGCGAAAAAGCTTTGCAAGGACGTACTCATTAAGCCCTTTGAGGGGCTAGCAAAGCGTTTGCCTGACGGACGAGTCCAAGCCTACCCAGACCCCGGCACACGAGGACATCCTTGGACAATCGGCTGGGGTGCTACCGGACCGAGTATCAACCCTGGAACAATCTGGACGATGCAGCAGTGCGAAGAGGCGCTGGACCATCACATAGAGTACTTTGTACAGGGCGTAACCAAGCTCTCACCCAAGATTCAGACTGCGCTACCTCGACGCATTGCCGCAGTGACAAGTTGGG